GTGGTAGTAGTAGCCATCTTTTACTCCTAGAGTTTCGGATTCCAAGATGGGTCATCCACGGAATCCATTATACATAAATTATTAAAATCAACCAATAATTGCATACCGATATGTCTTATTTGCAGTTGAATTGGCAAAGTGGGTAATCGTAGCCGTACCCTGTCCTTGGGAACTAGCGTAGATATTTGTCAAAGCGTTAGGTGATACCAAGTTCATGGTAGCAATGACAGATGCTGTTGTTGGTCTAGTAGGGCTAGTTCCAGCAGCATAAAACTGTAAGGAAACATTAGTGCTTGGGGATGACCAATATAATTCAACATAGTCATTAGCAACTAATTCTATAAAGTAGTTCCATCCTGTGACTATATGTCCATCAATTCCACCATGAGAACTAGGAATACCAATAAAGCCAGTAGAGCCAACGACATTTGTACCATTTTTACGCAACCAAACACTTACGTCATGCTCTTGTGTATCTGTATTTTGAAACTGTCCAGACCATTGAAAATTATAAACACCAGCGTTTTTTACATTAACTCTAGAACTATTGCTCAGAGTTACACCATTGGAATAATCAGTAGTGTCTAACGTCATTGCATAGGCAGTATTTGCAGTAGCAATTGTTTGGTCAACAAAACTTTGGAAAGCCCCATAAGGCATATAGTCAGCATTAGCAGCAGCAGAGGCAGGGACAAAAATGATAACGCTATCTGGGCCTATCCTTCGGTCTGTCAAAGTGGTAGTTAAAGCACCACCAGTTGCCAGAGTCAAAGTCCCTGTGTTATTGGTCTTTCCGTCCATGATTCCACGGACAACTTCAGAAACAGCCCTCTGGTCACCACCAAATGCAGGTAGGCTTCTAAACATCAGCGTACACCCTGACCAGTTACGTCAACATCAATGGCTACTGCATTAGTCCAGTTACCAGTAGGGATTAACTGAAGTCTGTGGTATCTGCCAGAACTACGCAAAGAAACCCTGTTCTCTGAGTCAGCAGCCACGGCAGTACCAAAAGTAACATCTTGGCTTAACAGTTGCCTAGAAGCTACAGCAATGGTTGCTGAACCACTATCTACCTGTGGACGAGCCAAAGTCACTACCGATTGACCACCTAAATCAATGTCACCAGTAGAAATCTGACCTGTTGCACTTGTTCCTGTGTAAGTGTAAACCTTTGCGCCTAAAGTACCGCCAAGGAAGTATTTACCACCTACATACAAACGAGAATCAAGGGTTGTAGTCAATGCGTCAATAGATGAGTTAATACTATCCAATTGCTCAAGTGTTACAGCAGTTGATGATGCTTCAGATAAGTAATCTGTACCTGCATCCGCATAAGTCCATTTCTTAGTGGCAAAGTTGTAAATCATTAGTTTACGATTGCCATCTGTAGCTACATAATTCCAAATGACTAGCTTACGGATAGGGTCAACAGCAGAAGACATAGAACCATAATCAGATTCAGATGCGTCATCAATAAAGAATCGGTCAACCTTCTCACTTCCAATTGGTATGACTTGCTGACCATCACACATATAGAAACCATCATCCGATAGGAAGAATGTAATCCCTTGGTACTGAGCAATTGAGCCAGCTACCATACATCCCTTATTACGAGAGATATTGTCAAACTGGAATATGAACGGAGTTCCTACATAGGTCATTCGGCTAATGGCTCTTTCTAAGAACACTAAGCCAAACTCACCACCACGGATTCCTACAATCTGTCCACCATCAGGAATATCTTGATAGTCAGACTGAGTGTTTACATTCTCTGTCCAATCTGTTTCATCATTGATAGCAGACCATCTAACACGATACTGCTTTTGTTCAGCAGATTCATAAGTATTAGCCACAACAACAAAATCACGCACAACAGTAATGTATTTAGCAATAGGCGCAGTAGCACTTAAATCAGCAAATGCTGTAGATGTGCCTAGCGTCCATGCTTGCAACTTATCAGCGTTATTAGTTGTAATAACAGATTTACCAAATTGGGTAAAACGCACCTTATCTGTAATTCCTGTAGTCATGCCTGACTTAACTAAAGTCAATGCGCCTACGCCACTTACTGTATAAATCTTAGATGCACCAGAAGTAAACAACTGAGTAGTGGAGTCTGGATTCTTTGCAGCGTATAAAGAAACTAAGTCTTCAGCCGCAGAAGCAGAAAATGATACAGCACTCGGAAATGGGCCATAACCCACCGCCTGAGAAACTACATTCTTAGCATCAGTTAGCGCACCAGTAATACCTGATTGGTCAGGCATCCACTCACCAAGTTGTACTCTTTGTGTAGGCATATTAAATGTATGTTGTTTGCATTGCCAAAGGAACGCCAGAATACTGACCCTTCTCATCAGAGCGAGTCAAAGAACTCATAGCCCTATCAAACATAGTTCCCCATGTATTGATTCGAGCATCGTTCATCAAGTAAGGCTCTGCCTCTAACAAAGACGCATACAAAAGTAAATCAGGACAAACAGTCAAGAATGTATTGCTTGTGTTTGATGTACTTAAAAAAGGAGGGGCAATAGAATAAACCAAACTCAATGTGTAGTTACTATCTGGGATAGGTGCTAACTTAAATGTCGTAGCCAAAACTGTATAGTTCAATGGCTTACCAGCGTCCATACTTCTTGAGTTACGAGAAAACAAAGACGGAGATTCATAGTTCAATGGCATTACTGGATTACCAGTAACTACAAAATCTTTTACTTCTAAAAAGTCAGATGGAATCGTAACTGTAGCCGTTCCAGATGTGCAGGTTAGCGTTGTAGTTGATAACATCTGACGAATACGCAAGTCTCTGCGTAAACGAGTTTCTGCCAAACGGATAAAGTCTGGAATCTGAGTAGTTAGGTCTGAACGAGCCAAGTACCCTGCGATAGTTGTCTGTAGTTCAGCATAGGTAGTAAAACTCATACAACTCCTGTTCTTGTGCGCCATGCACGATTCATTGGGTCATTTAACCAAGCAGCAAAACGCTTTTCATCAAGAACAGCAAAGCCACGCATAATTCCAACTTTGTTTAAGTCATCAATGACAGTCATTGGAATAGATGCAACTTTGTTACCAAACAACTGGTCAGACCATCTTGCTCTCTCGTCATACGAGTTATATTCTTTTTTATTCTGCTCAACAATGTCAGAAACATCCTGACGAGTTTGAATAACGATACCGCCTTCACCATCAGCATGAACAGCAGTTTAACGGAAATTGTTAGGATTTTGCATAGCCTAATTCTATCAGTTTGAGTAGAAAAGAAAATGCCCCAGAGGTTTATGTCTGAGGCATTTTTGAGGGTTACCTTAGATTAAGGTGTAATGTCAGCAATGATGCCGTGAGCAGCTTGGTTTTTAACTTCCAAGGTGTACTCGCACAGCAACTGAGTGCTTTCGTTGTCGCCAGTTACAGCCAACTCGTTGGTCTGGAAGGGACGCAGATAAGCAATAGCAGCCATGTCAGGGTCAAGCACAAATGCTGTCTCATCACATGAGTTAGTGGAAGTCATAAAGCGGTTGGGAACAATTGAAATTGCACCGAAATCGCTCAAATAAACATCCGCAGCCGAAATGATGGTTGTAGGCGCATTGCTAGGGGCCATGAAACGCTGTGCAGCAATACCTGTGAAGGCAGAAACCAACTGCTTGTGAGCAGGGTTAACCATCAACACTTTAGGATTGCCACCAGCAGCGTAAACGCTCTTAACAACAGATTGCAACAAGGCTTCTGTGAAAGTGCGGTTTGTGCCATTTACACGAGCAGTTGTACCCAAAGAACCAGCAACACCATCAGTACCGCCAGAGTAGTTTGTGTTCAACCATGCTTGCAGACCGCCCAATTTACGAGCAGTAGAAGAATCACCATTAGAAGCAATTTGGTTGCTCAGAACAGAAGTCTCCATGTCACGCTTGATTTCGCTAGATGCTTTAGCCAACTGATAAGCCTTTTCAGACTTACGACCAGCCTTGTCAACGCTCTGCAAAGTGCCAGAAATCTTGATAGTTTTCTGTGCAATCTGAGTGCGGTTACCTACACGAGTAGTAGGAGACATAGTAGCGTCAGATGCTGTCGCACCCTCAACTGCAAAGTTTGATAAAGATGCAGCCGCAAGCGAATCCAATTGCCACTCGTGCAGAACAGCAGTAGCTTTGGTTTTACCTACAGACGAAAAAAATGGTGTGTCTGTTGGTGAGATGTTATAGATAACGTCAGAGAGGTCTTCACGCATACCGATTGCGGTATATGTTTGATAGGTAGCCATAATTTAATACTCCAAAATTTAAAAGAATCGTTCAAATGCTTTTGCTGCGTCAGTAACTTTTCCAGTTTCACGCAACCTTTGCATTACCTGTTTATCTTGTGAAGACCTAGTAACTGGTGCTGAAGTACCAGAACGCATCATCTTAGGGGCAGACTGGAGTTTTTTATTCAACTCTGGTTTGCTCTTTTGAAGTTGCTCATACTTCATTGCCTTATACAAGGTTTGCACAGCACGACTGTCATACACGGAACTGAGTTCTTGGTCAGACCAACCTACAGATTTCGCATAGTCACGGATTTGTTTCCGTACCGCATCACCCTGTGGTGTCGCTAACTCAGGAATCA